GGAGTAAAAACTACTCCTGTAGAACTTATAGCTTCTACATGAATACCATTTACAAAATTCGTACCTGTTATAGTAATTGATGTTGCAGTATTCCCAATAGCTGATGGACTAATTGAAGATACTGTTGGATATGTAGCTGTAGCTGCCGATACAAAACTCGTTACCCCTGAACCATTGGTTTGTAATACCTGTCCATTTGAGCCATCAGAAGTAGGTAATTTTATCAAAGTTCCACTACTGTTTATCATATTAGAAATATGATGTATGTAATTACCCATGTGAGCATGACTGCTACATTGATAATACAATAGGTTTGGAGTGTACTCATCTACTTGTATCTGTGTGTATGCACCAGCAGTACCAGGTGTACCATTTGTTGTTACATTAGCTGTATAAGCTGTGCTTTTTGCAGCGTTTAAATAAAATCTTAAAGGGTGTCCATCATTACTTGCATCAGCTTGATCAAATCTATAATAATAAGTTTTACCTGTATCTGCACCATCAAAGTTTAATACAGCTCCCTCAACTCCATCTATTGTATATGCACTACTAGAGCCTACGCCTGTATAGGGGTGTGCAGATGTTTTAGTAATTACTTTGACTTCAAAGGATATAGGAGAAGATGAACTTCCCCAGTCTGATTTATAATCTTTACCTCTAGTTCTTGCTACTGTACTAGCTTGTCCTGATGTATTCTGTGTGCCTGTGGCATTAACACCAGGCAGATCAATATTTGCTGTACCATTAAAAGATACTCCACCAATATTTCGTGCAGTTTCTAACGCTGTTGCAGTTGCTGCGTTTCCTGTGGTTGAACCTGATGTGCCTGAAGTATTACCTGTTACATTGCCTGTAATATTTCCTGCAAAAGTTCCTGACAATACATCTGTGCTTGAGTTAAAAGTTAATCCTGATGCTGTCTTTGGCCCTAAATCCCCAGTCGCTGCCGTTGTAAACAAGGGAAAACAAGTAGTGTCTGAGGATTCATCTGCAACAGTAATTGCAGTAGGTACATAACTTGATGATGCTTTTGCATCTAATTGTGTTTGTATGTTTGAGGAAACATTATTTAAGTATCCAAATTCTGTATTTGATATAGTGCCATCATGTATTTTAGTGGCATCTATTGCTGCACTTGTATTTACATCTGCATTTACAATAACACCTGTGCCGATAGCCGATGTTCCTGTAACATTGCCTGATCCATCAAAAGATGCTGAAGTCCATGTAACATCTCCAGTCATGCCTATTGTGCGACCTGTTGCTAAAGCTGTTGCTGTACTAGCATTTCCTGTTACAGCTCCTGTTACATTACCTGTTAGGTTTCCGATAAACCCACCACTACCTGTTATAGTTCCTGAAGTAGTTAAACTTGTTGCTGAAATAGCTGGTAAGTTAGCTGCTAAATCTGTAATTGTTAATTTAAAGTTAGATCCTGAATGAGCTATAGCAAATACAGATTCTGTATTAGGGGTTGTTGTTGCTGTTAAATCACTAAATTTTTGTGTTGCCATTTATTGTTCAGTCCATGTTGTAGTTGCTGTAGCTGGAACATCTTGCCAGTCATCAGGAGCTATAACAACTCCCCCTTCTTGTTGAAACAGTAATCCTGTTTCTGTTACTAATAAATCTAAGTTATCTTCTGTTTCAAAATACCCTTGTGATGTATTTTGTATAACACTCCATGTTGTAGAATCTGTAGAAACTATAGTCCATGTAGTCATTAATATAATCCGTAGTCAATTCTTGTTACAGGTGCTGTGCCTGAGTGTCTATCTCTCTCGTTTGATTTTATAATATCTTCTTTGGCTCTATCGTAAAACCCAGACCAAACTTGTATTCTTTTATCATTTTGCAAATAAGGTTCTGCTTCGACTAACGCACCATATAAATAAACATCAGGGTGATGGGTAAGCATATCGTTTGTAGTATTAGTGTCCGATAAAGGAGTAAATGTTTTGTAATAAGCTATTTCTATTTCATAAATACCATCAGGTATAGGTCTTATTTGTATGTCATTGCCCTTAATTGAATAAGATTTTGGGCAACCTACGCTACTTCCTGCTTGTAATCTGTCCATTATTTCAGGGGTTAAAAACTCTAAAGGAGTTTTAGGATCTGTATTAAGTTTTATATTACGCATAGCAATATAGTCATCAGGCAAAGTATAATACTCAGTATTAGCTATAGTGTTAGCTGTTACCCTAGTTTCCATTCTTCTGATCTTAAAATCTCTTTTATGTCTTGTTTCAGCTAAAGCAATAAAATCAGGAATAACATCGGTTAAATCACTTCTATCTAACCAGTTTGCTATAGATGTTTTAAGTTCTGCGTATGTTGATATTGCCATTATATTACTCTACTAGTTGTCTTTAAATATTTATAATCAGGACTGTTAAGTAGTTTCTTAATAGCCTTCATATCTTCTTTTTTATTTATATCAATTCCAAATTTAATCTTCCATTCTTGTGCAACCATTACAGGTATTCTTGCACACAAACGAAACTCATCTCTCATGTGATGATCTTCCTCTTGTAGTCTTTTATTGTTTTGTATTAATTTAGACAGATCAGGGGATTTGTATTGTATTGCAAATTCCCCTGAATGTTCTGAAAAATGAAAGGTCTCGCCATCTCCTAGCCTTCTTTTCATTTATTCACTAAGCTCCTGGACAAAAACAGTAGGTGTTCCACTACCATGGATAGTTGCCATTTTCATGCCACCATCTATTTTGAAGATGATAGATTCATCTCCTGCCATGTATATTGAAGTAGCAACCACTGCTGTAGGGTTCGCTCCAAACTCAATAAATACAGGGCCAGTAGTTGTTACTCTTACATATTCAATACTAGCATTGAAAGCTGATGTTTGTGCCGAAGTTCCACTTGTTGTTCTTGTGTGATTCGCTATTACTCTGTAACCACCTAACCAATTTGCCATGTTTATCTCCTAATTACGAATGTTACTAATAGTTTTTTAGCACCTGTAGAACCACCATCTGTAATCATCTCGATTGTTCCATCTTCTTCAACTCTATTAGCTGCTGTAGGTTCTGCTGAATCAACAGTACCTGCTGCCGAGCCTGAGTGTGCAACTGTAATGCCACCACCTGTTACAGCAGTACCACCAATTTCAAAACTAATAGCAGCGTTCCCACCACTTATAGCTCCTTGTAGCGCAGTAATAATTTTAATAATTCTGCCACCATCAGGAATAGCTACGAATGTGCTTGATGCAGTAGATATATCTTCTATCTCTGCTGTTACAAAATAATCATTTAATGTTCTCATTAAATATTCTCCAAATTAATAACCCTCGTTCCGAAGCGATACTGTTCTTCAAGGTCATTATTAATGTATCTAAGTGGGTGGGGAAAATAAAAAAACCCCACCCTTTTACCAACTACGAGGAAAGTAAAATTTTATTATGATGTAGTTAAATCAGCGATTTTACCATTAGCTGCTTCATTTTTAGCAACTAAAGTGTATTCAACTAGTAATTGCTTCTTCTCAGCATCACCAGTTTTTGCTAAGTCTTGTACACCGAAAGGTCTTAGATATGCAACTTCCCACATTTCTGTGTCCACTACATGAGCAGTTCTTCCTGAACTTCTTAAGATCCTATCAGCTACTACTCTAACTTCACCGAAGTCTGAAACATAAACATCAATAGTAGCCACTAGACTTCTATCTTCTGCCATGTCCATTCTTGTTGAGTTACCAGTAAAGCCTGATACTTTTTGTTTGTTGAATGAACCAACTAACAATAGGTCAGGATTACCACCTTCATCGTAACATTTTTTTAAGTTAGATTTTAAAAGAGATTCTGTTAGCACTCTTTGAGTACCATCAGTAACTGCACCTGAACCACTTGTAGAACCACCAGTTCCATGGAGTTCATTAGTAGTAATCCAAGACTCATAAGCCCTTGAAGCACGACCTGTGCCTGAAGAACCTGCTGCTGCTTCTTGTTTACCAGTCATGTCTAGTTCCATATCTCTTTTAAGTTCCTTACCAGCTTTAGCTATTTGATAAGCCATCTCTGAAGAAACACCAGCTTTGTTAACAACTTCTTGAGTACCAGTAACTACTACAGGTTTTGTAGAAATCTGCGTATGGTTAAGTAGTCTTGTTGTTGCTGTTAAAGCTCTGTTTGGAGAGTCATCACCCTCAATTACTAGGTTACCAGCTGCTGCTGCTAAACTATCTGTTTGCCATTCATGCTTTGTGCCACTAGCTGAACCAGTACCAATGCTAGACATAAATGGAGTTTCTGTTGGTGAGATGTTATAAATAACATTCGCCAAGTCTTCTCTCTTATTGTTACTATCAAAAGTTTCATAAGAGTTACTATAAATTGCCATTTTTGATTACCTATATTAAAAAAGTTTTGTATTAAGCTAAGAGTTCATTAGACTTTCAATAACGCTTTTAGCATCATTGACATGCCCAGTCTTCCTTAACCTTGCTCTTTGTGCCTTAACTTTATCACTAGATATTTC